CTGTTGTTGGCCGTCCAGGTGTTCTGCTGCGCCGTGGTCGTCTGCTCCCACGGAACGATGGTCCCGGCGGTGTCGGTGATGCAGTGGGCGAGGGCGTGGATGATGTCGTCGCGCAGCTTCTCCGATTCCCAGACCCTCAGGGCGTCTTTCGCGGCGTCCCACAGGTTGATCTCGGTGCGGAAGGTCGTGGACTTGGGCAGCCGCACGCCGTTCCGTCGCCAGTCGATGGTGATCGGGCAGTTGTAGTTGGTCAGCTCCTCTTCAGCGCCGTCCAGCACGGCCGCGCCGGTGACGCCGGTCGCCGATTTGAGGCGGCCGATGAAGGGGATGTTGATCGTCCGCTTGGCCTCTTCCTCGGCCTGGAACTTGGTGAGGATGATGCCGCCCTTGTTGATGTCGGCGTTCGACATGTAGGGCATGAAGCGGCTGTTGCGGACGTATTCCTGGAAATACTTGGTCACCCAAACCTGACGTTCGGATGCGGTGGCGAGAATGGTCTCGGCCATGGCCGGGGCTCCTTATCGATTGATGACGGACGCGAACGCCTGTCCCGGCCCGACGGGCACATGCGGCTGGCCCGCGCCTCCGGTGCCGGAAGCGGTGGCGAGCGATCTGGGAACAGGCGCGGCGGGCGCCGATTGGGGGGATGGGGCGGATTGGACCGACGCGGCCTGGGCTTGCGCCTCGCGCCACGCCTTGAAGGCGGCGAAGTCGTCCGGCTTGACCTCGGCAAGAATCTTGTCGCGGTTGAAAGCCTGATAGGCGGCTTCGTAGGGGTCTTCCGATGAACGCATCTGTTCGTTGAAGATCGGGTCCTCGTCGCATTTCCTCACCGCCCATTCGTGGACGGCGGCGATCTGGTCCTTGCCGTATTCGCGCTCGGCGAACCGGCGGGAGGCCCGCAGGTTCTGCTGGTAGAGCGCCACTTGCAGCGCCTCGGTGGGCTCCAGCGGCGGCGGGGGCTGCTGCTGGCTCCTCATCTCGGCAAGCTGACGCTCAAGCGCCTCGGCCTTGCGTTGGGCCTCCTGCCGCTTTTCCCTCTCGTCCAGAAGCGCCGTGATGGGCGCGTGCTGGGGTTCGGGCTGTGCGGGAGGCTCAGGCGTGGCCGCCGGCGGCGTTTCGACTGCCGGGGTCTCAGTGGATGCGGCAGAAGCGAAACGCCCGTGCTCGTCCCTCTGACGGCCCCCGCCGGCCTGTTCGACCGGCGCGGCTTCGGTGGACACGACTTCCTCGGCGGCCGGCTTCGCGCCGAACGCCTCGTTGAATGCTTCGTTCATGGATTACCCTCGCCCAAAACGGTGGCGGCCCGATGCGCCCAGTCAGTGGCGGCCTGGTTGCGAAGCGTCGCAACACGTCTGCCCGGCGGCGGCAGAATTACGCCCGTTATTGCCCGTCCTGATCAGTGTCAGGCTGGGATTGCTGTTGCGCGGCCTGCATGGCGCTCATCGCCACCTCGTGCTGCTGGTTGCTCTCCATGGCGTTCTGCGACTGGGCGAACGCCTGTTCCTTCTGGCCCTGGTCGATGCCGGCCTCCAGGCCCCGCGCCACGCCGTCCGAATGGGTCGCGTGGGCGTAGGTGAGGGCGTCGCTCGCCTTGGCGAAGCCGGCCGCGCCTTTCAGTTGCGTGTCGGCCTGCTTGTTCTCCAGGTCCGCCTGGGCGTGCGCCAGCGCCAACTGCTGCTGCTGCGCCGCGTGCTGCTGCTGTTGCGCCGCCGCCTGTTTGATCTGGTCGAGGATCGCCCGCTTGTGCGGGATCGTGCTCAGCTGGATCAGCATCGAGAGGGGCGCTTGCTGCTGGTAAACAGGGCTCATCTTCACCAGTTCGATCAGCTCGCTGAACTGCTCCGAGGCGATGTTCGCCACGTCCGTCGTCGACTCGATCTCGATGTCCACGTCCATCTCGGCGACGCGGTTCTTGTAGCCCAATATCCCGGGCTGGAGCGTCGGCATGCCGGTGTCGGGATCGGTCCCCACGGTCGGCGGGCCGCCCTGCACCGGCTGGTTGATGCCGACGAACTTCGGGCTGTTCTCGTCGTCCGTCACCCGGATGAACTGCGGCGCGGTCCAATATTGCCGCACCCGGCCCCAGCACTGCCGGTAGATGCGCAGTTCCCAGTCCTCCAGGGCGCCGTAGAGGTTGCCAAGCTCGATCAGGCCGCTCTGCTGCCTCGCCAGCAAAGCCCGTCCGCTGTCGTCATGCTCGTTGCGCCCCAGCACCGCCGGCGACGGACCCATCCGCTCGATCTCGGCCTTGGCCTCGGCCATCATCTCCATATTGCCCTGGAACTCGGCCACGTTCGGAGCCAGGCCCCAGCCGTAGGGGATCACACCGTCCGGGCGGGCCGCTTCCTTGCGCGCCACGTCGGCGTCCACGTCGATGGCCGAAGGGTCCTTCACCTCGATGCGCGAGACGCTGAGCAGATGCACGCTCTTGGAGCGGCGCTTGTTGATCTCGTCCTGCGGGCCGATCATGTCCCACACCGCGCCATAGCGGGCGTTGTCGCGGCGCACATAGGCTGAGTGGGCCTCGATCGGGCAGTCGGGCCTTCCCTTGTGGTCGAGATAAGGGCTGGGGCCGTGCTCCAGCACGTCCGAGCCCGTATAGACCGCCCGCTTCCAGCCGTCGTCGCGGTAGTAGATTTCCACCACCAGCAGGCGCCGCTGCTTGGGATCGATCCACGCGCCGCCCGTGCCCGGACCGTTCAGGGGCCGGTCCTGGAAGCTCTGGTCGGGAACCATGCCGCCGCCGGGCGAGTTGTCGACCGCCCGCGTGATCTGCTCGCCCTTGTCGGGATAGAGCGCCGTCACGTCGTCGGCATACATCCACTTGGCGATGCCGAGATAGCGCGCGTCCTTGAAGTCCGGGCGCCGGCTGCGGGCGTCGTGGAAGAACTCCTCCCACCTGATCTGGGTGATGGTGACCTGTGTGTCCTGGTCGACGCCGACCAGGGCGGCCATCGTGCCGGACACCAGCATGTCCTTGAAGCAGTCCTGCTTGAGCCGCTTGAAGCGGTTGAAGTCCGATATGTAGCGCAGGACATCGGTCGCCACGTCGGCGGCGTCTTCCTGCTGCGGCTGGCGCGGCCATGCCCTGGGATCGCTGCGGCCGCGCTCGGTCACCCCGATGATGCCGTTGATGGCCGGCTTGATCCGGTTGATGACGATGGCCGGTTGGCCGCGCTCCTGCAGCTTGGCCAGCTCGGGGCCGGTGAACTGGTCGGAGTCGTAATAGTCCTGGGCGCGCAGGCTGTTGGCCCGGGCCTGATAGGTGAGGGTCTCGGCCTCGGTGAAGTAGCGCTTGAGCTTGGCGAGGTCGGGGGGCGCGCTGGTGGGCGCGGCGGGCATCTTCGCCATGGCCGCCCTCCCCGCTCCCGTCGTCACGCGGACGATCTTCAATTTGCATATTGCAACATGTTCTCGCCCGGGAGTCAAGCGCCGATTTCGCCGAAGCGCACCAAATAAATGGCTGGCCTGGCCCGTCGACACCTTGCCCGCGTGGCCTGATCACGCACGCGAAGATTGCGAATTGCAACACATCGCGAGACCGCCGTCAATTCCGCATGGGCCGGGTTTCCCCCCGTCGCGCGGTCGCCACGGGTGGATGGATTGACGCTGAATGCGGTTTGGGATGAAGCTTTGCGACGGAGACGCCGCGGCTGTTTCGCCGCGAGCGTGTCGAAGGCTGGGACGAACATGCGGATCGCAAGCTTCATCCGTCTGGGCCTGGTCGCCCTCCTCGTCTGCGTCGTGCCGGCCCTGATTCCGGCCAGCGCCCGCGCCGACACCCGCGTGGCCCTGGTTATCGGCAATTCCGCCTACGCCCATGGCGGACGCCTCTCCAATCCGGCCAATGACGCCGCTCTGGTGGCCCAGGCCCTGCGCAAGGTCGGCTTCACCGTCGTCAGCCAGAGCGACCTGGGCAAGACGCAGCTCGAAGACGCGCTGCAGAGCTTCACTCGCGCCGCGACCGGCGCCGACGTTGCCCTGATCTATTACGCCGGGCACGGCATCGAAAAAGGCGGCGTCAACTATGTGGTTCCGGTGGACGCCACCCTGGCCGCCGACACCGACGTGGATTTCGAAGCGGTGCCGCTCGATCTGATCATGCATTCGGTGGGCGGCGCGACGCGGCTGAAAATTGTCATTCTAGACGCCTGCCGCAACAACCCCTTCCGCGACGCCATGCGCCGCAGCGCCGGGACCCGCGGCATCGGCCAGGGCCTGGCCAAGCCCCCCGATCCCGAGGAAGGCGACATGCTCGTGGCCTACGCCGCCGCGGCAGGCTCCACGGCCGAGGATGGCGGCGGCGCAAACAGCCCCTTCGCCACGGCCTTGGCCAAACACCTGACCGATCCGGGCATCGACATCCGCATCATGTTCGGCAAGATCCGCGACGACGTGCAGGTGGCGACCAACCACCAGCAGGAGCCGGCCGTCTATGAGTCGCTTGGCGGCGAACAGTTCCTGATGTCGGCCGCGACCGCTTCGGGCGGCGGGGCGGCGGCCGTGGCCTCGACCGCGACGTCGCCGCCCGACCCCAAGACCATGGAACTCGCCTTCTGGCAGTCGGTGGAGAACAGCAACGACGTCACCCAGCTCAATGCCTATCTGACCCAGTACCCCAACGGCGCCTTCGCGTCCCTGGCCAAGGACAAGATCGCCGCGCTCAACCAGTCCACTCAGGTCGCCGCGAACGCCCCGACCGACCGCACCTTCGCTCAGGACGCGTCCGCGCCCGCCGCGGCGTCGCAGCCCCAGACTGGGCCAGGAGCCCAGTCCGGATACAATCCATATGCGGGGCAGGGCCTGGCCGCGGGTTCGGTCCCGGGGCCAGGTCCAGGGCCGGGCGCGGGCGCCGGTTGGGGTCCGCGCATGGGGCCACTCGACGGCGCATGGGTCGTCCGTCAGACATGCCCCGACGCCAACGGGGGCGGCAGTCCCATTACGTCCAAGTTTTTCGGCTTGGTGCGAAACTACACCTTCCATGCCGCGCGCGGGACGCCCGGCATGCCGGGCTGGCTGGCCCTCGACGGCACGATCGGACCGCGCGGCGAGGCGGTCCTCGATGTCCATGGCGTCAATGCCCGCACCCGGTTCGAGCCGGCTCCGGGCGCGCCGGAGATGGAGTTCCATCACCTCCTGCGGGTTCATTTCGGGCCGGCCGGGGCCGTGGGTCAGTGGATGGCGTCCCGGGGCTGCCTGTTCGCCATCGCCAGACAATAGGTTGCCGAACATTCACGCTCGCCATCGGCCGGCGCCCGCGCTAAACGGCTGCGGAAAGGCCGGCCACGCACGTCTGCAGCGCCTTTCCACGCAATCGGCGTTGGAGGCGAGAGAGACTTGGGTAACGTCACGGTGATCGGCGCCCAATGGGGCGACGAGGGCAAGGGCCGCGTCATAGACTGGTTGGCCGACCGGGCCGACGTCGTCGTCCGGTTCCAGGGCGGCAACAACGCCGGCCACACCATCGTGGTGGGCGACAAGACCTACAAGTTTGCCCTCCTGCCGTCCGGCGTCGTCCAGGGCAAGCTGTCGATCATCGGCAATGGCGTGGTGGTGGACCCCTGGTCCCTGCTGGACGAGATCGACCGCGTGCGCGCCCAGGGCCTGACCGTCGATCCCGACATTCTGGTGCTCGCGGACAACGCCTGCCTGGTCCTGCCCCTCCACCGGGATCTCGACGCGGGCCGGGAAACCCGAGCCGGGGCGGGCAGGATCGGCACCACCGGGCGGGGCATCGGCCCGGCCTACGAGGACAAGGTGGGGCGCCGGGCGATCCGTTTCTGCGATCTCGCCGATCCGGCGGCTCTGGAAACCAAGATCGACC